GAAGGCGGAGGTATTGAAGATGTAAGTATTGCTCAATTTTATCAAATAAATGTTACCGTCAACTTATTAAATAATTGGAAGCTACGCGCCACGGTAAACTTTGATGGCGGATTTTTTACTGGATATATTGTTATAAGAGATTTAAAGTTGAATATTACACCGCAAGATGTGGTGTATAGCCAATCAACCGTACAGCTATCGTATTGCTTGCCACGTTGGAAACAAATTGAGTTTATAAAAGAAATAGCGCAGTTGTTCAATATGGTGGTGCAATACAATCCCGTAACGCGCACGCTCACAATGAACACGTACAATGATTTTTTTGGGCGCGATTTTGTGGATTGGAGTAATAAGCTGGATTTAAGCGAAAGCCCCGTAATTGCATACACCGGAGATGATATTCCAAGCACATGGAACTTTGCATGGACGCAGCCTGATAACGATAGACGCTTGCTGCAATACAATGAGCAATGGAGCAACGGCACTTTATTTGGCGATGGCTCATACAACCTTAAAACAAAATATGGCGATGCTGAGGAAGTAGTGAGTTCTAAATTCCGCATTGTGTACAATGGACGTTCATACGATACGGCCTCACTTGTGCCAGGCACGCAGTTTTCTGACTACATTATTATCCCTAACGTATGGGAGAAAGGGCAAGACCAAACGCAGGCCAATTACTCATGCGGCCCAATGATTCTCATTTACCAAGGCATGCAGGATGTATCTTTGCTATCTGATGGTACACGGCAAAGCATCAAGATAAAAACCACCCCTGTTACGCAAACAACTATTCCCATGACCTACATGGTAAAAAAGATTTACGATGATGCGGATATTAATACTTGGGATGTAAACTTAACCTTTGATATGCCGGCAAATGAGCCATTAAGCACATGGAACGGGAAAGGATTAATTGAAACCTATTACAATCAGGAATTGACAAATATTGACAATTTCCGCATGGTAACTGCACGTTTTGCACTTAATAATCAGGATATTGCACAATTGGATATTGCAAAATACGTTTATGTTGATTACTTTCGTGCGTACTTTATAATCAACAATATAAAACAATTTAACCCCAATTCAAATGAAAGCACTGAAGTTGAGCTTATTCGCGTTGCTCGTTAGCATGGCGATTACATCCTGCCAAAAGGATGAAGGCATTGACGCACCTCAAAAAACCATTATCATCCCAATTGATGCGGATTCACCTACTTATTGGAAATTTCATTACTTCACATCTCTGCAACCGCCACGCAGCGGTATTGTACGCATTGATGGCACAATGGCCTTGCACCGCACGTACCATGTAAGGCATTACACATATGTAAACAACCGCGAGTACCACGATACAATACAGCACGAGTTGCGCAATGATAGCATCTTTTTTACAACTAACGACATTGCACAGCCAAAGTTTGTATCAGGCCCGCACTACATTAAAAACGACACACTTTATACCGTCATCCCACCAGGGGTGTTTTATAAATAATGGCAGACGAAACAATAATCTATAATGTCGTAATTGAAACGGGTGACCTTACCCGTCAAGCGGCTGAACTACGCAAAACAATTGATGAGTTAAAGGGAAGACAAAAAGACCTTGATACATCCACGCAAGAGGGGCGCGTGCAATTTGAGGCCAATGCCGCTGCCATCAGAGATTTGCAAAGTGCGTACCGGCAAACGACAAAAGATATTGATAACGTCAACAAGCAAATACAGGCTGAAACGGGCAGTATTGCAGCCAACCGTGCTGAACTTGCGCGGCTTACTGCTGAATACATAAAGATTGCAAAGCCAACGGCTGAGCAAACCTCCCGCATCAAGACGTTATCTGACCAATTAAAGGCGCAAGAAAAAGCGATTGGTGACACCCGCAGAAATGTAGGTAACTATGCCGATTCCTTAAAGGAAGCATTAGCAAACTCGCAAACATTTGGCGGTGCTGTAAATGGATTGTCAAGCGCTGTAAGTTTGTTTGCTGGTGGGCCTTTGATTATTGCTATTGCCGCAATTGGTAAACTTGCTGACATATTTGGCAGCTTTAATGATGTACTTGATCCAGTAGAGCGGGCGCTTGGGGGTATAAATGCTGTTTTTTCTGAACTCATAAGCAGGGTTGGACAATTTGGTGGTGGATTAGCACAAATTTTATCAGGCAATATTTCAGGCGGTATAGATGCGATAAAAAATAGTTTTACTGGGCTATCATCATCTATAAGTGCAGCATTTAAAGAGGGGCAAAGGTTTGTTGAATTTCAGCAAAGGTTAGATGATGTGCAACGTACTCTTACAATAAGAAATGCGGAAGCCGCAAAACAAGTAGATGTTTTACTTGCTCAGGCAAAAGATAGATCAAAATCAGAACAAGAGCGCATTGATTTATTGCAACGTGCAGGCAAAATTGAAAAGGATAATTTTAATACAAGGTTACAAGTTGCAAAAACAGAGGAACTATTGTCGCAACAGCAATTGAGGCGCGCGCAGGATAGAGGACAAACCACAGATGAACTTGAAAACAAAGCAGCAGAAGCAACTGTAAACAGGCTAAACTTAGAACGTGAAAGCCTTGCGCTACAAGAGCGCATACAGGGCCGTATTAATCAGTTGATTGAATCTGAACAGGCAGCAAGGGATGCCGCGGCAAAAAAAAGACAAGAGGATATTGCAAAAAATAAGGCTGAGAAAGAAAAGCAGCTAAAAGATGATGCAGACTTTTACGCGAAGTTATCGGAAAACATACGCAAGGCCGAAGAAGAACGGCAAAAGCAAGCCGAAGCGGATGCAAAGAAGATAACAGAAACGCGCAATAAAGAGTATGAAGATAGCCTTACTAACCTTGAAAATTATTATGCAGAACAAGAGCTTATCGCAAAGAACGCATTTTTAAATGGCGAAATATCTGAGCAGGAATACAATGAGAAAATTAATTCATTGCAAACTGATTCGCTTGATAGCCAACTTGTACTTCAAAAAGATTACGGAGAAAGCACGGTTAAACTTGAAAATCAAATTGCCGATGAGAAAATAGATGCTGCAAAAGAAGAAGAAGAAGAAAAGAAAAAGATAAGGGACGCTGAATTGCAGGCGGCATTTGGGCTTGCTGAAGAATTGACTGGATTGGCTCAGTCAATTGCATTAAATAGTGAAAAGAATGCTGAATTGCAAAAGGGGATTGCTGTATTCCAAATTGCAGTTGATACTGCTGCTGCTATTTCAAGCGCAACAAGAGCATCAACCCAAGGCGCTGATGTTATTGCGAGTGGTGGTTTAAGTATTCCAATAAAGATAGCAACATTATCAGCTACTATTCTTGCAAATATTGCCCGTGCAACTGCGATATTAAATTCTGCACCTCGCCAATTTTATGATGGCGGTTACACCGGTGATGGCGACCCGCATGAGCGCTCAAATGCTATCGGGCCAAAGCCATACATTTACCACAAGCGCGAGTATGTTATACCTCACCAAACACTTGAAAATCCATTTGTATCTGATTTTGTTTCCAAAGTTATTGAGCCAATGAGACGCGGCAACCCATCAATGGGATTGGTGGGCTTTGCTGATGGTGGCTTTGTGCAAACGGGCATACGCAATGAAATATCTTCATCCCTGCAAAGCAGCAACCTGGCAAAAGCAATAAGCCAAATGCGCCCAGTTGTGCGCGTGTCTGAAATAAATGACGTGCAAACACGCGTATCTGTAATTGACCGACAAGCAACCTTATGAAAATAGTACAAACCTTTGAAAGCCTGTTTTTGGCTGAGATTGAAAACAAAACACCTATTGAAATCCTTAACTTGCTAAATGACCGTGGCGTGCTTAACATGTCAAACATGGAGCGCTATGTGATACGCAAAGAGTTCAATGACCTATGCGATGCGCGTGGCGGTTTTTGCCACGAGTGTTATCAAAAAATACCTGATGGCGTTGTGCCTATTTTAGCTGATAAGTTTGGCAAGGAGCCACGGCAAATTCACTACATCGTAAAAGGTAAGTAACAAATTTTCGGCATATTACGCCAATTGCTTGCAATGTAAATTTGTAGGCAATATGGGTAAAGAACACCACATTTACATCTATGAGCCAATCGATTCGTTTTGGGGCTATTCCTCAAAACAAATGATTGCTGAAATTGCTGATGCTCGCAAGGTATCGGCTGATTCTATTGTGCTGCATATCAATAGCCCAGGCGGTTCAGTATTTGAGGGCTTTGCCATTTACAACCTGTTAAAAGATTCCGGCCTTACCGTTACAGCCAAAGTTGAAGGCGTGTGCGCATCTATTGCCACGCTTATCGCATTGGCCGCTAATGAAATACACATGGCGCGCAACAGCCAATTTATGATTCACAATCCATCAATGGAAGCCGGTGGTGATGCAGCCAAAATGAAGCAAGCTGCTGATATCCTTGAAAAGATTGAGAGCCAACTTATATCAGCCTACGTTATCAAAACAGGTAAGCCTGAGGATGAGATACGCGAAAAGATGGCTGCTGAGACTTGGTTTACCGCTGATGAGGCCGTTGCCTATGGCTTTGCTGATTCAGTAACTGAATCGCTCAAAATCGCTGCAATTTACGATAAATTAAATTCCATAAAAATGAAGCAAAAAGATAACAAAGTGCTTTCGGCCATTGATGGCCTGTTAGCAAAAATCAAGGCAGAATTTGCCAACCCAACCAACGGCATGATGAAACTGAAAGATGCCGAAACAATCCTGTACTTTGAAGGTGAACTTGTAGAAGAAGGTAAAAAGGTTTACACCGATGAGGCCATGACCGTACCTGCTCCTGAAGGCGATCACATGCTTGAAGATGACAAAATGATTACCGTTGGACCTGATGGCACAGTTGTGCGTGTGCTTGAACCAACAGCGTCAACTGATGAGCAATTAGCCACTTTGACTGCTGAGAATGAGCAATTGAAAAATCAGATTGAAACCATGAATGCTCAAATTGCTGAAATGCAAAACAAGCATCAGGAAGCATTGAACACATTGGTTACTGAGGTTGAAAACCTTAAAACACTTGCTCTTGGTGAGCCGGTGAAGGTTAAAGCAACTGCCGCTGTATCAAATGAGGCAAAAAGCAAAACAAAAGCAAGCCCATCAGCATGGGATTCACTTGCCGATAACATCAAAAAGAATTTCGTAGCATAAACATTTAATCACAAATAAAGACATGGCAAACATTTTAAACTTTGACAACGTTGCTTGGGAAGGACAACAGGCGAATGATGTATTTATCAAACCCGCATTCCTTATCCCGTCCATCACTTCTGAAGTGGAAGTTATGCTGGGCGTTAAATCTAAGCGTCAAGTAGTACTTGATACCAACCTGCGCGACATCGTGCGTGCATCTTCAGGCTGCGGTCGCACAACTGCCGGTGATGTTATCGACTTAACCGATAAATTCCTTGAGGTATGTGACGCTAAAATCAACCTGGAGCAATGCGCTAAAAACTTGGCCGATACCTTCATGGAAGAATGGCTGAAAACCGGCAACGCTATTTATGACCTTACCGGAACTGAAGTTGCTACATACATTGAGCGCAAAGTGTCTGAAGCACTTGCCCGTGACGTTTACACAATCCTTTGGTTTGGCGACACACAAAGTAACAACGCTACATTGGCTACCTGCGATGGATTGTGGAAGAAACTGATTAATGGTGTATCAGCTTATGGCGTACAACGTGCTTACACTTTCCAAAGCAATACTTTAACAGCTGGTCAATCATTAACCGTTCTGCGTGAAATGCACGAAAACGCAAGCGATTTGTTAGATCAGGTTGCTGACAATGAGAAGTATTTCAAACTTACCCGCGACCTGTACTACAACTACCTCGCGCTTCGTGAAGATGCTTGCTGTGGTGATATGTCATGGCAGATGCTTGAAAACGGATCACGTCAGGTTTACTTCCGTGGCATTCCGGTGTACAAAGCAACTGAATGGAGCAACGCTATTAGCCACTACAACCTGTCATTCCCTAACCGCGCGATTTACACCGCTAAATCAAACCTGTACTTGGGAACTGATGCTATCAGCGACACCAACAGCTTTGAGATGTACTACGAGCGCAAAGACAAATTGACTTACATTGATGGTGAGTTCAAAATTGGAACTCAGTACATGTACGATGAATTGACCGTGTTGGCTTACTAATCAATAGGAGGTAAACAATATGGCAGCTTGTAAAATTACAGCCGGATTGGATTGCGCATCGTGCAACGATATCCGTGGAAAGTCAGGATTGTTTAATGAAATCTACGTCATCAATTACGATGACGTGGATTCAACATTAGGCATTAATGGAATCTACTATACTGGTGTAGCGCCTTTTTATGTTACCGGACTTGCAATTAGCGCATACGCAAATGCTTATAAGTTCTGCACTAAAAAGCAGAGCGGAGCAATTACGCATGAGCTTGTTGTAACGGACGGTGGCTATAAATACTACACTCAAACGCTCACGGGTTCATTTATTCAGTCAGATGCGCAAAGCAGATTGGATATTGATGGCCTTATTGGTGGCAATTTCTACATTGTTGCACGTGACTTTAATAACCGCTTTTGGTTGTTAGGCCAAGGCGATGGTGTTGAATTAACTGCTGCCACACAAACTACCGGTACAGCACCTGGCGATGCTGCTGGCTACACCTTTACCTTCACAGGTAACGTTGACGGCCTTGCCCCGCAATTGCTGAAAAACGGTAACTATGAGGACACTTTGAATTACCTTGAATCATTATTGTAAAGAGGTTCTGTTTTCATATTGTTAGGTTTGGAAAATGCCCCGCAGGAATGTGGGGCTTTTCTTTTTTGTGCAAAAATTTGTTTGTATTTTTAAAAACTACATATTAATTTTGGCACATGACCCCGCAAGAACTGAAAACACAAATAGATGCTGCCGGTGGCCGTGCTATGCCGCGCAACAATCCGTTATGGAAGCAATTATTTGACCTTGCCCAAGCAAGTAAGGCAGGCATTCCAAAGAGTTGCGGTTGCAGGTTTAACAAGGCGTATGATTGGTTGGCTAAAATTTCATGAAAACAGACCTGTATCAAATTTACTATTCACCTGAAACAAAGGCAAAGCTGCATCCTGGGTGTATTGGCATTGATAACAGCAAGCGGTTTGAGCCATACCCTACATTAGAAAGCCGTACTATTTGCGATTTGTTTGCTTCCAATGACTTTGCCTGCGATTACCTTGGCGTGCTTTCATGGAAATTCGAAATGAAAGTGCCAATTAGCATCAGCAACTTGCGCCTGCGCATTGAGCAGGATGAATATAAGCATGATGTCTACACCTTTTTTTCAGCGCTTACGCATCCAAACATTTGGCAAAAGGGCGAAGTATGGCACAATGGGATAATTATGATGGCAGAGGAAATGTTTAAGCGCATTGGCTTTCATTTTAACCTGCGCACCATACCGCGCACTCCGGTGGTGTATCAAAACGCGCATGTGACCAAATTAAGCGTGTATAAAGATTTTGTTGACAATTGGCTGCTTCCATGCGTGAACGTATTGGAAACCCATCAGGATTTGCAGGATGAGTTAAACAAGCGTATGCCGTACAGGGTTGGCAATACCAACCATAATACAGAAGCGCAACTAATGCGCAGCATTGGCAAACCTTATTACACTATGCACGCCTTTATTGCTGAGCGTATATTCAGCACGTATTTAGCCTTTCATCCACAGAAAATAAAAAACCTTTGCTAATGAAATTTAGCGTAATACATCCCAGCCGTGGCCGAGCTCATTTGGCGTACAAGACATACCAAAAGTGGATGTCAAACATTAGTAGCCTGCACACGTATGAGTATATTTTGAGCATTGACGCAGATGACCCGCAATTGCATGAATACATGCGCTTGTTTGCATCCAATCAGGTATTTATCAATCCTGTGCCATCATCAACGGTGCAAGCGGTAAACAATGCGGCAGGCGTGGCAAAGGGCAAAGTGCTTATTTGCATTAGCGATGATTTTGAGCCTGCCGTACATTGGGATGAACTTATTGCTGCTGAGGTAGGCGACTGCAAAGATTGGATTCTAAAAACGCAAGACGGCACGCAAGGGTGGATAATTACGCTGCCAATAATGGATAGGGAGTATTATAACCGCTTTGGCTACATTTACCCGCCCATGTACAAGCACATGTTTTGCGACACGCACATGACCTGCGTGGCTGATTTATTAGGCCGCAAGATTGTGAGCAATTTGCACTTTAGGCATAAGCACTATTCGCAGGCTGATGGCATAAAAAAAGATAGCGTAAGCCAACGGGCTGATGCAACATGGAACGAAGGCGAACGCGTTTTTTTGGATTATTGGAAGCGCGGGTTTGATATCGATAATCCGGTTGGCAAAATACAAGACCAAGGCACTATTAATTGGGTAAAAAGTAAACTGAAACAAATATGAGCGGCAAAGCATTTAAAACAGAACGCAACAAGTGGAAGAAAGCATTTGAAAAAGCAAGCGAGCAAAACCGTATAATGGTTGGCCATTTGCTTTCCATTGCAGCAGACCCACAATCAGAAATTGCGCAAAACATCATCACCTTTTACAAACAGAAATACGATGAACTCAAACAAAAAACTATCGATACTGATAGCAACGGTGCTGGAACGTCAGCAGCAGTTTAATCAATTGGTTCAGGAGTTTAACCGCCAAATTGAGATTAACAAGTATCAAGACATTGTGGAGGTGTGCAGCATTAGCGACAATAAGCAAATGACTATTGGCGCAAAAAGGCAAAAGCTGCTTGACATGGCCGCAGGTGAGTACGTTGTATTCTTTGATGATGACGATTGGCCGGAGGCGTATTATGTGGCTGAAGTGGTGGCCGCATTAGAAACAAAGCCTGATTGTATTGGTATGCTTATACGCATGACCACCAATGGCCGGCAACCTCAAATGTGCTGCCACAGCCTGCAATTTCCTGACTGGAAAGATAACTATGCAGGATATGACTATGTGCGTAACGTAACGCATTTCAATCCGGTCAAGTCTTACATTGCAAAATTGGTAGGCTTTCTTGATAAACGTTTTGGTGAGGATAAAGAGTATAGCGATAAAGTGACCTTGCTGTGCAAGGATGAGGTGTTTATCAATAAGCCCATGTTTCACTATAGGTACACCACACATATACCACACAATAAAAAATACGGGTTTACTAAATGAAAACATTAGCTATACTTATACCGTCTATTCCTGAAAGAATTGAACAGCTGAAATTAATATTTGACGAGTTGCAGCGCCAAATATCTGAATATGAACGGCCTGAGCAGGTAAAAATAATTACATTAATTGACAATAAGCAGTTAAGCATTGGACAAAAGCGCCAGGAATTGGTAAACTTGGCTTTAAAAGCAAACGCCAAATACTGCACTATGTTGGATGATGATGACTATGTGACCGCCAATTACGTGTACGAGATTTGCAACGCGATACATGACACCAATGTTGATTTGATCACCTTCAATCAGCTTGCGCGCATAAACACCGCGCATAGCATTGTACATTTTAAGCACAAAGGCGAGTTGCAAGCGTTTAATTCAAATGGCATTACTGAGCGGCCCGCATGGCATTGCAATGTTTACCTTACAGAAATTGCCAAAAATTGCTTATTCGGAGATTCAAATTGGGGCGAAGATGAGCCATTTTCACAAGCAATAAATGATTTGTGCGAAACAAGCCATCACATTCCGCACGTTTTGCACCTGTACCAACACGATTCACATAAAACAGCAGCCAAATGAATGTAGTAATTAACGGTTATACTGGCAACGGTTGGTATGCAGATGGGCAAAAACGCCTGCGTGAATCATTGCAAGGCATGAAAGGTTTTGAATTGTCATTTAGCAAAACAAACCTTGACACCAACCCGTACTTTTTGCACTCCTGCCCGTACACGGTAAAGGCGGCAGAGATTTACACGGCCATTCACCAAGGCGCAACACGCATCCTTTGGTTGGATTGTTCAATATGGGCTATAAAAGACATACAGCCTATCTTTGACATTATTGAGCGCGATGGCTATTACTTTATAAAATCGGGCTACAACTGCGCGCAAACAAGTAATGACAAGGCATTGGAATACTTTAACATAAGCCGCAACACGGCAGAGCATTTACCTGAGATTTGGAGTTGCGTTTTTGGACTTGATTTGTCCAATTTAGACGCAGAAGCGGTGTGCGAATTGTTTTTACAATCAGCAAAAGATGGCATATTTAACGGTCCTCGTCATCACGGATGGGGCAGCAAAGACTCGCGTTTTTTGTTTCACCGGCAAGACCAAACATGCCTATCACTTGCCGTGCATACTGAAATAAGCAACCCCATATTACATGAGCCTACTGAGCATTTGTGCTACGTTGGGCAAGATTGGCCTGTTACCGATACAACCATTTTTAAAATGAAAGGAATGTGATGGGCCTACTTACAAAACTGAAACAATTTTATCTTATGAACAATAAACAATACTTGGCGCAAAATGCGCTTGGCTTTGAGGGCGACACCTTCCTCAAGGAATGGTTTGAAAAAATCACCACAGAAAACAAAATTACTTGGATTGTTGAAACCGGCACTTTCAGGGGCGCAACTACGCGGCACTTTGCTAACATGGCTGCAAAGGTTGACACCATTGAAATTAATGCTGAGAACTTTGCCGCAGCAAAAGAAACACTTGCCGGAGTTGAAAATGTAAACATGCACTTTGGCAATTCTGCTGAAGTATTAAAAGCCATTTTTGAAGCACGGCCAAAGCAAGGTAAAAAGCCCAACACGTTATTTTTTTTGGATGCGCATTGGGGCGAGTACAACCCGCTGCTTGATGAGCTGGCACTGATTAAAGAATACGGATTTAAGCCTGTTATTGCGATACATGATTTTAAAGTACTTGGCAATGCTGAACTTGGATTTGATACATACGGCTCAATCGTATATGAATGGGATTACATCAAAGACGGTATTGAAGCGATATATGGCGCGGGTAAATACCGCGTGGAGTACAACAGCCAGGCAACCGGTGCAAAACGTGGCGTAATTGTAATATTGCCTGCATGAATCTAAAATCAATAGCTGAAGGTTTTACCAATTTGCTGTTCACAAAAGAGTTGGTTGAAGATGTGGCAAAGCAACGCAAGGGGATTTGTGATGCCTGCCCTGTAAGCGAATTTGGCAAAAGCAAATATTGCAAACTGCGCAATGGCGGGTGTGGGTGCTATCTTCCTGCCAAGCACAGGGCAATGGATGAGGAATGCCCAAAAAATAAATGGTAATGCACAAACTTGGTATTGCATACAATGTTTTTGACGGTGAAGAACTGCTTGACGGCTCCATCATGTGCGTGCGTCCCATTGCTGATTACATTGTGGCCGTGGTTCAAACAACCTCGAATCACGGCCAATTTTATACCGGTGGGTATTCAGAATGTTTGCGCCTTTGTGAACTGGGCTTAATTGATGAAATTGCGGTTGTTGAAACAAATGGCAGCATCCCGATTAAAAAGGAAAAGGCCAAGCGGCAAATAGGCGCTGATTATTGTAAGAAAAACGGCTGCACCGTAATGGCTCACATGGATTGCGATGAGTACTATCATACAGACCAGTACCAAACCTGCTATGAGCGTTTTATTGCGTCAGATTTTGACGGTTCAGCCTGCAAAATGCAAACGTATTACAAACGGCCTACATTAAAGCTGTGGCCTCCGGAGGAGTATTATGTGCCGTTGTTTCATCGCATTGATAAATCGCACGCCATGATTGACCATTATCCGGTTTATTCTGATCCAACCCGCAGGATGCACACGACTAAGTTTTTGCCATTTAGCAGGTCAGAAATTGAAATGCACCACTTTTCATTTGTGCGCAACAACATCAGGCGCAAGTTGGAAAACTCATCTGCACGGCAAAACTTTAACAGCCGATTAGACGACCATGTGCAGCAATGGTTCAATGCTGAAGAAGGCTGTGTATTGGATTATTTCGGGCATGAGAAGCGTTTGATTGAATGCCCTAATGTGTTTAGCATTAACCTGTAAGGCTTGTGTCTTTATCAATCCAGGCAAGCAAATGAAATAGCTTTCCTTTTAGCCTGTATGTTTCGCCTTCGTCAAATAGATTTTTCATTACAGGCTCACCACCAAATGTACTCTTGCTTTCATCAATTACCTGAGAAATCATCAGTTCGTTAAGTAAAGAAGCCCATGCGCGCATTTCTTCCAAATGCAACACAGGGGCCTCCATTTCTTCAATTTGCTTTGCTTTGGTTTTCGATCCCGACATACACAAATTTAAGCAATTTGGCTCACCTAACTTTGCCTTGAATGATTTTTTTGTTATGCACTTCAAAATCACCTGATTGCTCTTTTTCAACCAATGCGAAACCAAGGTTACATTGCCCTACTTGGGGATTGTATTCCGGTTTTAAATCAGATAAGCAACCGGTACTCCATGTACCATATTGTTTGCCTTGCATATTTGTCCAAAGATGCTCGGATGATTTGTGCAAGTGGCCTATAATAGTTGACTGAAATGTTTTCATTTGTACGCCACGAGCAGGTGATACCGGTGCAAATATGCCTTTTACGATGTGATGGCCGTGCGCAACCATAAGATGCCCAAATTCCATCCAATGCGTATCGGGTACAAACTCTATGCTTTTTTCACGCAGTTTCAATACTTCGGGGAGTTCCATAAATCCCAAATTAAACAAATCAGCAGCGTTGCGAATTATATAGTTATTCCAACGAGCATCATGATTGCCAGTGTGGTACACAATGGTTTGTTTTGGAAAAACCTTTCTGAGCATATTTAAAAAGTTTTCTGTTTCCTGAAGTTCATCATGCACGGTCATAGCCGATGGCTTTACTAACCACTTGCCTAAACGTGGGAAATCCATTAAGTCACCATTGATAATTATGGTATCGATGCCAAACTTATCGCCTTCTTCAAACGCAATATCAATAGCCGCGTCATCTTGATGTCCTATGTGTATGTCAGAAATAACAAGTGCCTTTTTATTCGCTTTAGCAAATACGTATGGCTCAACTTTGAAATTATCACGATGTTCAACGGGGAACTGCTTGCGCGCTTCATCAAGCCTTTCTTTAAATGTAATTATTGCATTTGCGCTTGTGTTTCTAACCCTTTTCCCGCTTAATCCCTGAACAGCCCGAATTGAACTTCTTGCTTCCTCTATATCCTTAAACACGGCATTGTATTTGGCAAACAATAGCTTTGCAAGGGTTCTGTTTTCGGTAATTTGATAGTTTTCAAGCAATATTTGACGCGCCAAATCTCGCTTAGATAATTGTTTTCCCATGATTAATATTTTATAATTATTGCTACAAATATAAGAAAGTTTTAAAAAACAAAAACTTTTTATTTTGCAAGTGCTTACAAATTATTTGCATATTTGGGTAATAATGGGTAATGTATATTTGCATTGATGCAAAATGCCAACATAACTGAATTGCAAAAGGGGATTTACCTCATCCAAGCTAAAGCGCCTGAACCGCTTACGGCTGTAAACAATAAGCAGCGCAAAATAATCAACTACGGGGCAAAAAATAATTACCCGCAAGAGATACTGAGGGCAATTAATCGTTCAAGCTATGGCGCAAGCTGTGTAAAAACATTTGCATCGTATATTTTTGGCAACGGCATAAAAGTGAGCCAAGACACGCCATTTTCGCGTGAGATTCAATATTACCTGCTCACGCATGAGTTCATGCAAAAAATCATTTACGACTACGCCATGTTTGGCGGGTTTGCTTTTCAATGCCGGTTTAACAGCAATGGCAATATTGCTATGCGCTCATTTAACGGCAGCGGCATCGTGCATGTTGATTTTAGTACCATTCGCTTGGGCAATTACGATGAAACCACGTTTGACGTGCGCACCGCATGGATATCACAAGATTGGGAGCAGTACACCAAAAAGGAATACAAACCTATTGAAATTGAATTGTTTGACGTAATCAAAGCGCGCCAAGCGGTTGAAGATATTAAACAACGCGGAACAGGCTCGTACAATGGACAATTGTTTTACACCAAGCAATACAAGCCTGGCGAACCATTTTACCCATCTCCGGTATGGGCTGCTGGTTTAAGTTGGATTTATTGCGATGGGCAAATAGGTGAGTTTCACGAAAACAACATTGATAATGGCTTTTTCCCGTCTGTAATTCTGTATCACCCAGGCATCATGTCAGGCGAAAAAACAGCCGATGGCCGTGATGTGGTTGATGCGCTAAAAGAAGATTTAGAGCAATTCCAAGGCGCTGAAAACAGCGGTAAAATATTCAACTTGTTTGGCCCAAGCCGCGAAAGCGCACCGCAATTGATACCCATATCAGCCAACAATAATGCTGATTTGTTCAACACATTAGCTGAAATTATTGAAAAAAAGATAGTATCTGCATTTCAAATGCCTAAATTATTGGCCGGCATTGAAACGCCTGGCGCATTGGGTAGCACAAATGAGATTGCCAACAGCATTGAGATGTATGTATCGCAAATACAAGGGCATATCAAATTTGTAGAGCAGGAAATTAACCGCGTATTGCAATACGTGGAAGGTTATGACGGCACAAAAGTAGAATTTGTTACCAATAAGCCTATCAGCTACCTTGATCCTGATTTTCTTGCTTACCTTGACGAATCAGAAATACGCACATCATTGGGATATCCCGCAACAAGACCATCACAACAAGACACCACAATATGAGTTGCTGCAAATGTTTATTCATAAGCCTTAGCGATTTTACAGGCCGTGTGCCAATAGGAACGCACAATATCCAAAACAATCAGATTGCTCCAAGCATTGAATTAACGCAATTGCAGTACATTCAACCATTGCTTTGCGATGATTTGTACGATGAGTTGTGCAACCAAATAAACAATGACACGCTAACTGAAGCAAACACAGCGCTATTGTGCTACATAAAAGACATCCACGTGCGCTATGCGTTTGCTGATTTTATTTACCGCCATCCCATACGCGTTACAGCTGAAAGCGTGGTTCGCAAGGTGAGTGACGAAAGTGAATTTGTTGACTTTTTGACCATTGAAAAGCAAGCTAATCAATACCGGTTGGATGCGGGCATATTTGAATCGCTCATGATTAAGTTCCTGCAAGATAACGAAGATACTTACCCGCTGTGGAAGAACAGCGATTGCAACAAGTGCCGTATCAATAGCCGCAAGGTTGGAGGGTTCTTTTAATGATAACTATAAACAGCGCACAAAGCAACACGGTCATTTTATACCTTGACTCTACTAAGCAATATTTTTTGTTTGAGTTTGTGAGCGGGTTGGCATGCGGGAATATTTACATTATACCTGAAAACGTAAGCACGTGCGCTGATTACCAAAAATTTGTTATCAATCACGATTTTGGCTTTGGCGGGGTATGGACCTTGAATGTGTATGAGCAAACAAGCCCTGTAAACACCAATCCGGCAAATGCGACTTTTCTGATGACAGATTTGGTAAAGATTGTTGTGGATGAAACGTGCTTTAACACGCCCCCAATAATTACCAACCCATGCCCTGATATTAATCCTATTGATTTCAGCTGCGAAGATTTACTTACGCCATACACCGGATTAACAACTGAACAAATCAACTGCGTGCTGGCATCGCTCACGTGCGACTATTTAAAGGATAACTTGACCTATGAGCAAATTGCTTGCTTTGGCCCGCCATTATCTGATTACTCATGCGCGCAATTGTTGGAAGGCTTAATAGAATCGCAACTTAGTTGCTTGCTTCGCTCATTTGATTGTGACTTTTTAAATGACCCGTATTTGGGATTGACAACTGAGCAATTAGCTTGTTTGCCATATAAGCCTATTGAATTATACACATGTGGAGAATTAATTGACCCATATAATGGTTTGACTGATGACCAAAAGACATGCGTGCTGCAAAGCCTTTCATGCGAATTTTTAAATAACCAATATACCGGCCTTACAGATGAGCAGCGTGAGTGCGTAGGCAAGCCAATAGAAGAATACACATGCGAGCAATTGATTGACCCATACACAGGGCTTAGTGATAATCAAAAATCATGTGTGTTGCAAGCGTTGCCGTGTGGCTTTATAAATGACAGGTACAATGGCCTTACTGATGAGCAACGCAGTTGTATTATTCAAGATGCAACATGCGAAGAACTGACAGACCCATACTTGGGGCTTACCGAAGAACAAAACATTTGCGTGCTTCAAAATTTAAGTTGTGACTTTTTAGAAACCAATTTAACCGCTGAGCAATTAGAATGCATAATACTTCAACAGTACGATCCAGATTACCGCAACGTTCTTAACTATGCCACAGCGCAAGGGTTTACAACAGTAAGTAACTTTCAAAAGGTCTTGCAAAGTGATTACATGGCCAATTTAAAGGCAGCAACAGCCAATGGCATATCTGATTTTGAATTAATTCGCGTGTATGGCAATGACCTTGTGCATGGTGTAATACCCGCAAATTTAGGTTTTGACGGTATCAACTGGTCATCTCCAGGTACATTAATACCAACACGGGTAAATACATTAACAAAAACAATAAATCAAGGCTATTCAGGAAACGGTGTTGACGGTAGAATACGCGAAGCATTTAACCCTAACACAAGCGCCATACCAACAGATGATTTTTTGTGGTTTGCATTGTATTATTATGAAGGGTTTGCCCCAGTTGGATTTGCTGAATCTGTATTTGATAGTACATTTAATAAAAGGATAGATATGTTTTTTATTCTTAATTCACTTTCGATTACTGTTCAATATTTGTTTAATATAAATACAGGGGTACAAACATATGCAACAGCTAATTCAGAGCCTGCATTTCAAAGATTAATTATGTGGCGCAGCGGCAATGATATTTACATTATGGTAAATGGCACGCAGTATGGGCCATTCTCAAATGGAAGCGATACCGGCAAGATGAATCAAGAGTTTAACTCTTTTTGCCGCGCATATCAAACAAACAATTTCTTTGATTTTATGGGCAGCAACATACGCAAAACAACGTTTGGTTTTGGCAAGGCATCAAACATAAATAAACCATTATTAGACGCAGCATTGGCAGCATATCAAGTTAATCTATAATATGTTAGTTTACAACGTTACACCCATATACAACCAAATTGCAGGCTTTGAAGGCGTTTGCCAGCCTGTGAAAGACGCAGCAGGTAATTGGATATTATCGCAAGATAGTGCAATCGATCCGTTGCTTTCAGACATTAAGGCATTGATTGAGCAATGCGAGTTAATTGAATTTAATCCCGTAAAGCATGACATTTGATTGGTTTATGTTGACGGTGTTTGCCGGATTGGTTACGGTGCTTTGGTTTATATTTCAACGCACTTATGTAAAATTTGAGGACGTTCAAAAAGCGCAGGTTGAAAATGAGAAAAAAATCATTGAAATTTCGCTAAATTTGAGTAATGCAATCAAAGCAACTGATATTTATCAATCCATGAACAATGAGCAACTTAAGGAAATTAACGAAGCGCTGAAAAAGCAAATATCAGCTATGGAGCAATTGACAAAAGAGATTGGCTCAATGAATATTAACGTTTCAAAGATTGAACAGATGCTTGAAAACTACCCTAAAATTGAGCAACGGTTGCAGGATTTGGAAATAAAAGTAGCAGCAAATGGCAAAGGTCACTAACAAGGCAAATAAAAAGCAGGCGTTTGGCACGCGCAAAACTGGCGTACATAAGAAAAAACGCAACAAGCACGAATCTGTAAAGGCATATAAAGGACAAGGTAAATGATACAAGTAATTTTAAGTTGGATTCTTACTCAGGCTACCAAGTTTGAGCATTTGTTTACAGGCAAAGACAATAAGTGGAGCATTCGCAGAATAATGGCCGGTGGCGCATTTTTAAAGTTCATCCTGATGAGTTGCGAAACGGGCAGCAGCGATGCGTACATTTGGGCTTTGGTTGCGCTTATTGGCGGATTGCTTGGCCTCACTACCTTACAAAACATGAAAGCAAATGAACAACAAGTTTAACGAGCTATTTTTTTGGTTTTGCCTATTGTTGGCGGCCATTGGCACGCTGTACCATTCCGTTGTAAGTGAAAATTGGGGATGGGCTATATTCTTTGGAGGCTTTTGGGCGCTTGTAATTGGCATGGCATTAAAAGCGGGCAATGATGAGACAGATTAAATGGATTGTGGTGCATTGCACCGCAGGGCCGCAAGCGCAAACCACAAAAAGCATTATTGACTATTGGAGAAACAAACTGCGCTGGCGCACCGTTGGCTACCATTTTTTGGTAAGCGGCAACGGCAGTTACGAGCAACTTGCGCCAATTGAAAACCCAACCAATGGCGTGGCCGGATATAATGCCAGTTCAATCCACGTTTGCTACAAAGGCGGTTGGAACGGCAAAGACACGCGCACCTCAGAGCAAAAATCATCCCTTTTGCAAATTATCAAAAACCTCAAAAAGCAATTTCCGGCAGCCAAGGTGATAGGTCACCGCGATTTTAGCCCTGATAAAAACGGGGATGGCAAAATTACACCTGATGAATGGGTTAAACTTTGCCCGTGCTTTGATGCCAAAACAGAATACGCAAACGCATGAATAAAATAGCCGTATTCTTTATTCTTTTGGCTTATGGGATGACTTGCGGATGCAAAGCATACAAAGAGCGCATACTGCGTAAATATTGTACCACAGATACGCTAATTGTGCGCGACACCATTCGCACGCAAACCGTGCAGCATGATACGGCATTTGTTGACATACCGCGCACAGATACGTTGGTAATCACAAAAGACAAGTTAGTGATCAGGTATTTTAAAAAAGACAGCATAGTTTATATTTCAGGTGAGTGCAAAGGCGATACGGTTTACATTGAAAAGCGCATATCAGTACCGCGTGCGCTGCCTGTTCAATCATTTTGGCAACGGGCTTACAATACCGGCAAAGAGGTATTTTCCTGGCTTGGGCTAATATTGCTTGTTGCGCTGCTTCTGCGTTTTCTGATAAAATAGTTTTGATTTTTTAAAACTTTCAGTTAGCTTTGTACCCATGAAGCTAAAATTGAAAGAGGCATTGCGTGAGTATAACCTGCGCAACCCACAGAACAAATTGACACAGCAGGCATTTGGCAAGCTGTACTATGGCAAACAATGGATTCCATCAAAAAAGGCAGCGGTGAGCCACATGTTTACCGGCCGCAAGCGCAATATTGACGTGGCCAAGTGCGCACAAATATTGCAATGCAGTACTGATTACCTGCATGGCGTGGTGGATTGTTTTGAAACATCAAGTTGTTAACCCCTAAATACTAATTGAAATGGAATTTATTAAACTACTCATTGTATGTGCGGCCACAGGTGCTGGCATGTACGCATTTGTTTTGGCTGCCGGATGGCTTATGAGCATGATGGATCAGCCTAAATCACGCAAGTATACGGGCAAGTTGTGAAAAATATTACGCTATTTATCAGCGCGTTATAATTTTTTGCACAAAATAGTTTGCGTTTTCTGAAACTTGCTGTACATTTGCATCACTAATTAATCAAAAAAATATGCCACAATTGAACATTAACGGGGAGTTGCGCGAGGTTACGCATTACCCATCATTTTTTAAAGACCAACACGACAAGTATTGGATTATTGCCGCGCCAAATTTGTGCCTTGCTGTGCATAGTGGTGGTTGGGCTGCACAAGTTGAACGTTATGACAGCATGGTGCTAAGTAAAGAAGATGATTTTCTTACTGAAGTATCAGCCGAAGAAGTTACCACATTTGCCTTTGCGTCATTCAATCGCGCAATGGAGCGTTTTACTATCGTGTTCAATCAACTTCAAACCAAGCCGCGCAAGCCTCAAAATAGAATGTTGGAGGATATTGTATGATTACTGAAATGCCACAATTTGTAGTTACCGATTTTGACGTTGCAATAAACGGTGACATTGCCATTGAGTATGTGAATGACTTTGACAATTCAGATAAAGTCTATCAAAAACTTACCACGGTGAAAAAGATTTGCAAGTTTATCGAGGAACATAAATTGAATGAGTTTATAGACCGCGATGGCATTACTCAAACCTACGAAGAAAGTGTTGAAGAATACTTTTTACGCAACAAATACACCACATTAAACCTTTTTATCAATAATACAATATGAAAGCAATTACAGCAACCTCCACAGGAGGCACAAATTACGAACCGGTTGCAGCAGGCACTTATGTTGCCCGTTGCTATTCAATGGTACACATCGGTACTATTACTGAAAACATGATGGGCGAAAAGAAAGAATTGAACAAAGTTCGCATCACCTGGGAACTGCCAACCGAAACCAAGGTATTCAAAGAAGAAAACGGAGAGCAGCCGCACGCTATCAGTAAAGAGTTTACACTTTCCATGCACGAAAAGGCCACATTGCGCAAGTTTTTAGAATCATGGCGCGGAAAAGGCTTTACTGAGGATGAGGCCAAATCGTTTGACATTACAAAACTTCTTGGCGTGCCTTGCATGATTAGCATCATCCACAAAACATCGAAAACAACCGGCAAGACTTATGCTGAAATAGCATCTGTGTCAACTATGCCAAAAGGTATGCAATGCCCAGCACAAGTAAACAAAACATTTGTTTTTAGTCATGAGGAGTTTGATCAGGAATCATTTGATGCGCTGCCTGATTTTTTAAAAGACAAGGTGCGCCAATCAAAAGAATACATGGCAAAGAAGCAGCCGCACGTGACCGAAGCGCCTTCAAGCAATATTGAAATGTCTGACGATGATTTACCATTTTAGTTATGCAAACAATTGAAAGCACATTATCAGTAATGCCAGCCACCAAAGATGAGGTGGGGGCATTTGTAGCCAAGTTCAAAGAAGAAATGGAATCAGGCTACTCAGATCCTATCAAAACATTGCGCAACCTCAAAGCCATTGAAGCTGCACTTGAGCAAATGATTAAAATTGCCATGCCTTATGCACTTGATGAGGCGCAAAAAAACGGCAAATCATTTCAGCAATACGGGGCAAAGTTTGAGGTAAAAGAGGTTGGCGTAAAGTATGATTATTCGCATACAAACGATACAATCTACACATCATTGGCCATAAAGCAGGCGCAAATTAAAGAGCAAATGAAACAACGTGAAACATTTTTAAAATCAATATCAGGCCAACAGGTTGTTATTGATGAAGAAACCGGAGACGTTGTTACGCTTTATCCTCCACAAAAAACATCCACCACTTCAGTAGCTGTAACGCTTTTATGAGGTTTAGCTTTACAACAACTGCAAACGCTGACGGCATTATCAAGGCCAGCGCACCCCATCAAATTCAAATGCGGTGCGTTGCCTTGGCCGGCAAGCGCGTAACGGTTACTATTGAAACGGCAAAGAAAAAGCGCAGCCTGGAGCAAAACGCCTATTACTTTGGCTGTGTTGTGCCAATTATGCAAGCCACATTTAATCAACTTGGCAATGATTTTAGCAGAGAGCAAACGCATGACATCCTTCGCGCCAAGTTCTTAACCGTGGATATTGTGAACGTGGATGAGGTGGTTGCGCAACGCATCAGAAGCACAACTGAACTTACCACCACGCAATTTGCGGAGTACATTTTACAAATTCAACAATGGGCTGCATCTACATTTAACGTGCATGTGCCTGATCCAAACGAACAAACACAAATTCAATTATGATTACCCAAAGACAAAAAGAGGAGATTGACAAGATTATATCTAACACAAAAATAAAGCTATCCGTTATTGCACGCAAGCCGGTGCGCATATACTATGAATTGGTTGAGCCAACCCATGAAACGCAGGAAATATCAGAAGTGATACAAATGTTTTGCGATGTGATGGAAGTGCCAAAGTTTAAACTAATATCGCCATCCCGCAAAACAGAAATTACAAATTGCCGAGAAATGGTGGCTCAGTATCTTTTTTCAGAAATGCACATCCATCCCAAAAAAATAGGGCAAATACTGAAGCGCGACCGTACCAGCATATTGCATACGCTTGATATGTTCCAAATTCACTATAAACACGAATGGGACTACAAATTATCTTACGACAGAACAAAATCTTTAATCCAACATATTTATGTCACAGAAACAAAAAACACAGAAACAAGCGATCCTCAAACTATTTATGCAGGGCAAAACGCTTAACATCTTATCGGCTTTTAAATTGACCGGAACCATGAAGCTATCCACCAGGATTGCAGATTTCAGGCGTGATGGTATGGTATTTAAAGCAGAGCGTAAGCAATTCAAAACAAGATTTGGTACGCACGGGTGCTATATTGATTACACCTTGGATGCTAAAAAAACACCAAAAAAAGTTTTGAAAATGATTGCAGATAGTTAAATTTGCATTAACAATACGATGGCTTGGTTGATTAGGCCCAAGCAAGCCATTTCAATTGGGTAATTTTTAAGCCCCGATTCGCAAGGCCTAAGCGTTTCGGGGCATTTTTTTTATTATGGCAAAAGATCCAGCATTTTTATTATATACTTCAGACTTTCTTACCGGCACATTAACAATGACCGATGAGCAGGTTGGTAAGTACATCAGACTACTATGCCTTCAGCACCAAAAAGGCATACTTTCAGAAAAAGATATGATTTACATATGTAATTCATATGATAAAGACATTTTTGAAAAATTTGTCAAAACAGAGGAAGGTTATTTTAATCAGCGCTTAAAAGAGGAAAGCGAAAAACGCGCAAAGTATTCAGAATCAAGAGCAAACAATAGGAAAAGTAAGAAACATATCAATAACATATCTTCTACATATGTTCAACATATGGAAAATGAAAATATAAATGATATTAATAATACAATAAAGGTAACGCGAGAACTTTTTGAAAATACCATAGTGCCAAACATCCGGAATCAAAAAGAATTTTGGCTGTACGTTCAGAAGGTCCACAAAATATCGAAAGACGAGGCAATTAAACTATTTGACGAATTTGCCGCTAAATTAGCCATTACAGACAACTTTAAGGCAGCAAGCGAGGTGAAGTCCCACTTTTTGAATTGGGTGGCTCATAAGCCTTCTAAAAGCGAAAATCAAAATAAACCACTTTACAAACCATTAGCATGATAAACAAGATACCACCACAGGCCATTGAATTAGAGGAAGCAGTTATTGGCGCACTTATGCTCGAAAAAGACGCATATTTGAAAGTGAGCGATTTTTTAGCTGCCGATATGTTTTATTCTGAAAAGCACGCGGTTATATACCAAGCCTGCGCATCATTATTCAATCAGGCAAAGCCAATTGATATTCTTACAGTTGTAAACGAGCTGAAAAAATTGAACAAGCTGGAGATTGTTGGTGGCCCTTATGAGGTCACGCAATTTACTCAGCGAGTGGCATCATCGGCTCACGTTGAACATCACAGTCGGATTATTCAGGAAAAGTACATTTTGCGCAAGTTGATTGAACTTGGAAGCGAAGTTTCAAAAATAGCATACGATGAATCAGCCAATCCTTATCAGATTATTGAAGATTTTGATAAGCGAATTTTGCACATTCTAAATATTCAAAGTCAACGCAAAACACTAAAGCAGCAATTAATTGATACACGCAAAGAAATTGAAGCAAGTGCAGCGCACTCAGGCATAACCGGCATACCATCATCAGTTTCCGTTGTAAATGGATTGATGGGTGGGTATAATCGAACAGATTTGATTATTGTAGCTGCTCGCCCAGGCATGGGCAAAACATCATTTGCGTTGCAAGAAGCGCTATTTGCTGCCAAAAATGGATATTCCGTTGCGTTGTTCAGTTTGGAAATGGGCGACCGGCAATTGATAAAAAAGATGCTATCAGCAGAAGCAGATATTGACCTGCAACTGATAAAAAACGGCAATTTATCTGAGTTAGATTGGAACATTTTGAACAATCGAATAGGCTCAATGTACGATTTACGCATGGTCATTGACGATACTCCGGCATTATCCATACATGATTTGAGGCGCAATTGCATTAAAATAGCCAAAAACAGCGGATTGGATATGGTTGTTGTGGATTACTTGCAATTGATGCGCGGAGAAAAAGACCGCAACGGCAACCGAGAGCAGGAAATATCAAGTATAACCAGGGGATTGAAAGCGTTGGCAAAAGAATTAGATGTGCCGGTTATTGCGCTTTCTCAGTTAAGCCGCGAGTGCGAAAAACGTGGAGATAAACGGCCATTGCTTTCCGATCTTCGTGAATCAGGAAGTATTGAGCAGGATGCCGATATTGTGCAATTTATATTCAGGCCGGAGTATTATGGCATTCAGGAAGACGAAAACGGATATTCAACATTAGGCCGTGCTGAGTTTATATATGCCAAAAATAGAAACGGAAGCACCGGATTTATAAATGTTGGATTTGTTCATCAATTTACTAAGTTTGTAAATTAAGTTTGTAAAAATCGAAACAAGTTTTATATTTGCATAACGTGATGCAGCTAAGCGAAGGCACAAATAGTGTTGGCATTGTGCGGTTGGATTTGGGCTTTTGCTTATGTGCTGTTAGCAGTAGGTTTTATCACGAATTATTAACTTAAAAACAAATATACAAATGACACAAGAACAACACGATTACGAAATGGGATGTGCAGGACAAGCACAAGCAGAGTATGAAGCACAAATGGCTTACTATGAATATTTAGATGGTTTGATAGCTGATAAACAATATCAGTTACACGCTGTCGAAATAGCGTTGGATATGCTTAATTCAAAAGAGTTTGCTAATAGTGGTATGTCGCCTAAAGATTGGTTAGATGCAGAAAGAAAACGTCTGGCAGTTAAAAGTCTAAATGATGGCACTAAGTCCTTTTAAACTTACTGCTAACGTTTTCGGGCTTGGCGAAGTGGCTTGTGTGCGTTGGCTTGTGTGTCTGAAAGCCATTTTGCCAAACCCGTGTTATATGAAGTGCCGACTTATTTACGATAAAGCCCAATTGGAACACTAAACAGAAAAACAAAAAGAAAAAAAAGGGATGGAAAATTTTTTAAATAAAATCATTAACGGAAACTCATTAGAAGTAT